AATATTTTGCCAATTAAATCCTATGTCAGCATCTATAAATAATAAATGAGTAGCTGCAAAATCAGTTTGATCCATCATCATAGAAACAATGGTATTTCTAGCTCTAGTAATTAAACTTTCATTTCCCATAGTCTGTATTCTCATCTGAACATTTTTTTCTTTTGACATGGACCACTGTTGTAATTCTAAAAGTCCGTGTAATGTGGCCTCAGATAACATGCCTCCGTACATTGGCATACCTAAAAATATTTTAAAGTTTTTTTCTTTTAATTCGCTTGGTTGTATCATGTTTTCTCCTTAAATTTAAAAGCTACTGTAAATCTATGTATCGTTCTATAAGGAGAAGCTGTGTGCTTATAGTCTGCTGGAAAAACTATTATTCTCCCTGGTATGGGTAAAATAGAGGATAAAGTATTATTTTCTGATAAAAATTTTGTTTCACCATCTTCATCTAAATTAAAATTAAGATTTGCGTAATAGAGTAAAGTATATTCTTTAGAAGAACCATCTGTGTGGTAATTAGCATATTCTCCAGGAATAAATAAATTAACAAAAGTACGATGAATAATTTTATCTTTTAGTGTCTCATTTTCTTTTACGAACGCATATATCGATTTATAAGTCAATGTTGTTTCCGACAATTCAGTGGTTAAACCAGTGGGCCTAGAATCTGTATTATCGGTCTCTCCAAAATTATAAGGTAAAGAACATATCTCTTTAAAAATGTCCTCCTTATTTTGTATTTGATTATCGTATATTTTTAACATCACCAAAGTGTTCCATTAGCTATGAGCTTCGGTCTAGTTTCTGTGAGCAATTTAAAATTAATCAACTCTTGTTTATGTTTTGTTTCTGAACTAAATTTATAACTCATCCAATAAGGCATACAATATAAACAATTAGATTCTAGTGTAATTTTCTTTGACTCATTTAATAAAATGGCTTCTAAATTTAAATCTTTAATTGACTTTGTGTAAAACATGTTAAAAGTTCTATCTTGTGGGTCAAAAAACCAATCAGTGCTACCCTCATCAAAATAATAAAAATTCATATCTTTTTCAATTGTATGTGCACCACTTAATTTAAAAGTAAAAGTTTTGCTTATAAGAAAAAGCATTTTGTTAAAAAAATTTATTTTTCCCTCTGTGCTATCAGTGTCTACTTCTTTCACGCCCCATTTTATTATGTAGTTACTAATCATAATTTTTTCTCCTCCATATTTTTCTTTTGTAGTTATCTGCAATATTATTAAATAAATTAAAATGTTCATGTTGTTTTTTATTTGTGTCTATATCAGAAACTTTCATTTGCCATTGATCTCTTAAAAAAGGAAAAACCAGCATTATAGGCTCTCCTTTTTTTAACAAAAATGATTTTTTTTCATCGAACTTTTTTAAGAAAAAAGGGAAGTTGACTTGGTTGTAATATACATCTGTTTCTACTATTGCATCTAATGTTCTGATTCCTCTATCCCCACCATGGTTGAGAGGGTTTATAAATAAGCAACTATAATTTTTTGGAGTTTCTATAATCCAAGGATTTAAGTATTTAAATGGTATGTCATATTCATCAGGTCTTACAAAACCTTTATTTATTTGATTACTATTGTGAAACTCAATACCAACATTAATTCCTGGGTAATCATCTATATGTAAGCTATCTGGTAATCTAAACCCTATTCCTTCTTTGTCGTCCTTTTTTTCGTACCAAAATATAATGTCAACTGGATTTAATATTGCATAACCAGAGGTAAACGCATCTAACATTGGTACACATTTTTTTGCAGTTGCATCTTGGAAAATAGTTTTATTACCATAATAATTTGGTAATTTTTTATACCATTCTGGAGCTAATTTTTTTATTGGCACTGGCTCAATAAGTTCTTTTTTGTATGATGATTTAAAAGTTATTGTTTTCTTAAACATGAGGGTAACCCTAAAAAAGGTCTAGTGTCGTATTTATTTTTTTCAGCGTTTTCTGTGTTTACATCATTATAATGTAAAAACACTTGCACACACTGACTACCAGTAAAGGCGTATCTCCAATGCTCACATAATGCTCCCTTATAAATTAACATATCCCCTGGTCTTAAATTTATCTCCGTGCCTTCATTACCTGTCTCTCCTGTAGGATCTAAATAAATTGGCCACGGGTCTCCACCTAAATTAAGAGTAGTTGATATTTCACATGAAAATCTATCTTTGTGTCTGTATAAGGTATCACCATATTTATAAATTCTTGCATAGGAATAATTTTCATAAAGTCTTTTACCTGTTTGAGTTTCCATTAAAGGTTTTAATTTTTTTAATAAAGTTTCCATGGCAAAATCAGAGTAATGGCTGTATGTTCCTGGGACTTGCTCATCATTCCAAACGCCTAAGTATTCTATGAAAGGTGAAATAATTTTGGTATATTTCATTTGGTCAACTACTTTTCTTTTCATTAAAAAATAGTTTTTTACAAAATCTGCTAGTTCTTGACTAATGGCATTTTGAACTACCACGTAATTATGTTTATCGAATAAATTTTCTACTTCCATTTTTCTCCATTAAACCATATCACTATGGACAATCTTTCACCTTTAGTTACTGGCGTAACTTGGTGATAAATATAACTTGGAAAGATTATGGCACTACCTTTTATTCTAAGTTTTTCTAATTTTATTATTTTATCTTCGTGACTTTTATTTGGGTTTTCCATTGGGTTATAAAATTGAAGATCTCCTCCTTCGTATTCTTTAGAGTCAACTAAGGGCACAACAACCGATATTTTTCTTTGTAGTCCATTAGGTAAATTTTCATAAACATCTTGATGCCACCCATAAAACTGACCCACTTGGTATTTAGTAAACTGTATGTCCTCTGGAGCACTTAAAATAAAATTCCAGTCTTGCTCTTGATTTATTTGATATACTAATCCCTCTATCCAATCGTATATCCATTTGTCTTTTAACCAAGTTACTCTAGAATTTCTTACTTTTTTATCATCACCTTTTTGTATTACACCATCTATTTCTTGTTGATTTTTAGCTGATTGAATTATGTCATGACAGACATGGTCGGGAAAATAACCTTCGCTTATAATAAAATTCTGATTAACAATCATTTCTAAGTATTTAGAATATAATACTTAGTTTTAACTTAATGTCAATGTGGGCCAATTAATGTTGTTTTCGTTATATGATGTGCTTTCGTTTGGAAAGTCTCTAAGTTCTTGTCTATAGGTTTTAATATTAGCTAGGTTCGACTCTTGACCAGTGGCTTTGTAAGGACTATCCTCTATTACCATCCAGTCAGACTGTTCTAATCTTTCATTTCTCATGACTCTAACTTCTTCAATATCATAAGGTTTAAATTCATGCACATTAGTGCCATCATAATACCATTGATGAGCAACTGAATCATTACTTACCTCGATATATTCATCTCCGCCCGCTATTGTTGGTCTAGAGTCAGCCACATATAACACTCTGTTATTTGAGTCTATTAATACAAATTTAGCCATTAGGATATAAACTCCACAATTGTAACTTTACCTGATTGACCTGCTCCACCTGGATTAGACTGAGGACCACCGCCACCACCATTACCACCTGCACCTACGGTAACTGTTTGACCTGCTGGAGAATACTGTGGTGCACCGATTACAGCGTAACAAGCACCAGCTCCTCCTCCACCACCGCCAGATCTAGCGTTGTTTTGGTTGAAGGTTCCACCTCCACCACCATTACCTGCACCTGCGAAGCCACCTCCTTGGCCTCCACCACCTGCACTTCGTCCTGGTAAAACACCACCATTTCCAGAGTTTCCACCGAAACCTCCGTAAGGAATATTTGAACTTGCACTACCACCACTGCCTGCTCCACCACCACCACTAGCGTTACCGCCGTTAGCAGTTAGGAAAGATCCAAAAGAAGAAGCTTGACCTGCTTGGCCTCCACCACCACTGTTGTGACCTCCTCCACCACCGCCGCCGCCACCGACTACGGAGATTGAAATAAACTGTGAACCTGAAGCTGCTGTAAAAGTACCTGAGTTATTAAAAGTTGTAGTTGTTGAACTACCAATACCACCACCTGCGGGATCTGCAAATTCTAAAGCACTTGCTCCAGAATTAACCTGTATGATTTGTCCGGCAGTTCCTATTGATGTTAAACCTGTTCCACCTTTAGATGTAGATACAGTTGGTAATCTTGCCTCTGCAACTGTGCCAGTTGCAAGGTTAGTTGCATTCAAGTCTGTAAGTGCAGAACCGTTTAAGGCAGGTAATGTTGCAGGGAATCTTGCATCAGGAATTGTTCCTGCAGCTAAATCTGCAGCGTCTAAATTTGTTAAATTTGCTCCACTAACTGCGGGCAAAGTAGCAGGAAATCTTGCATCTGGTAAAGTACCTTTGTTTAACGCACCAGCGTCTGTTGATGAAGCAATTTCTACATTAAAATCTGAAGAACCATCACAATAAACAGTTGTATGTGCACCTTGTGTTATTAAAGTACCATTGCCTGTATGCCCTGTAGCTGCAATAGTTAATGTTTGAGAACCTGTTGTATTGTTAAAAAAGGTGTAGTTACTTTCAACAGCGGGAATAAAGACAACAATATCTCCTGTTAAAGCACCTGTCAGTTCAATTACTTTGTTTGAAGCCTCAGCAGTATCCGAGGCATTAGCAGTTGAAAGAGTTATATTTGCTGAACCCGCAACGGATTTAGATAAATATCCTGCTGAAAAAGCATCAATGACATCTAAGTTATTATTGGTGTTAGTACCCCATGTGTTGGCATTTGCGCCAGTTGCCATAAGTTCTAATTTAAGTCTATCTGAAAAGCTACTACTCATGTTTTTACCTCTCTAAAATATATCTTTTTTTTATATCCTAGCAACACTTTTTTTATGCTGCGTCTACCTCGGTCCATGTATTACTTGCTCCTGTAACCACGTTTGCCCATGGA